GTGCCTTTGAATTATAGGCATCATAATCCTGAAGAACAACTTAAAGGTGAAGTTGCTACAGATTCACCACGTTGGCCTAAAGCAATGATTGATCACTCATATAAATGTTTGTATTATTTGTTTGGTGACGCTCAGGGCTCCATTCCCTTGTATCATGCTACATTAATGAGCGATGGATTATATTGTATTACTCATAATAGGAGTTCTGATTTGGGTGCTAAACGTGTATTTTACTTGCGTTGCTTTGAACATGTTGATGAAAATAAAAACAAGTATTATGCTGCTGAAGGAATGGATACGCATGCTAAAAGTGTTGTTTATTTACCCTTGCCTTGTGAGATTGCTAAAGAAATAGCTCAACACGGGTCATTGGGTAGTTTGTTAAGGTACCCTATTCCATCAGTGCTTAAAATGGCCCCAAAGTTAAATGGTTTTAATACTGCTAGAAGAATTTCCACTAATAATAATGTCTGTATGCCAGTTATTATGCCCACTGTTGATTTTCTTACAGGTAATTTGTTAGCTACTAATACTTGTAATTTGTTTACTGATAATGGAATGTGTGGGGCTCCTTATATGGATGAAAAAGGCAAAGTTATTGGTTTACATATTGGTGGTGACAAGGTTAAGAAACAAAACTTTTGTGTCACCCCAAACTTAGCCCCCCCCTCCTAAAGAGGGTGGAGCAAGGCTATTATCCACTTGATTTGGATCGACGAGTGGATTTTAAAAGGCCAGAAAAGGGTTCAGCCCTGTACAGACAGATCCTAGAAAGAAGGTTAGAGTGGGACGGTGAGCAGTCCTTCAAGTATGTTGGTAATGTATTCTTTCCTATTCCTAATAAATCTAGTTATTTCGAACCTCCTAAAGGTTATTCTATGGTTAGTCCTAAGCTTTATAATATTATGTTGGATTTATTTCCTGATGAGTTAAATGGTTTATTTTTGAAGGACAATCCGTATACAAATACTAAGATTTATCCGTTAGCCGAGTATAATGCAGTTTCTAGATACGCAGGTAGTAAAATTCCGATGGATCCTGGAGGGTTAAAGGTCGCCCTCAGGATGGTAGATCAGTGTTTTAGTTGCTTAAAAAATTCGCCAACTTTGCAGATAGAGGACGCTATTCGAAGTGTCCCTTCATCCACTAGTCCTGGATATCCATGGCAGTTGGTGTTTAGAACAAAAAGAGATTTGCAGGATTCTGCTCTCTTTAAAGTTTTCTACTCAAATTATGTTAATGATATTTTACATGGTTATACTCCTCCAATGTATTGGAGAAATTTTATTAAGAAGGAACTTAAGAAAAAGGAGAAGGTTGACAACCATGATCCTCGTTCAGTTCTTTCGCAACCTATGGAAGGTTCTGTTTTGAATAATCAATTGTACCTTCCAATGAACTTGAGAATGTGTCGAGCTGGAGCTTCTATGGAAATTCCCGTTTTTT